TTGATTATCCAAGTGACGGTAAACAATATAAGTGGGAAGAAAGTCTCGCATGGAAAAACGGAACAATGCAACCGACAGGATCTTGGAAAGAAGTTAGCTAGTGGAGATACCCACTATTGAAATACCACCAGTAGATAATATAAAAACGATATCAATACCTTTACCAACAGCAGACGTACCTTTTTATAAACCTTTAGTTATACCTCCAAGTGATTTACAGGCAGAAGAAGAAATAACTGCGGAAGAATCTGGTGAAGAAAAAGAAACAAAGAAACCTGAACAACCGGGAATGATAAAGGTAGACATACCTTTTACAGATAAACAAATGCCAGTTCCCGAGACAGAGATCTTAGTAACTGCAACAACAACTGCGGTAGTCTCCGTAGCAGCCACCCTTACTGCAACAGCAGCGTTTAAATACACTGTTACTGCAATGAAACCAATACTGAAAACAGCATGGAAGAAGATGACAAAAGGGAATGGCTCCACGACGGGATAAAAATATTTATTCTTTTATGGTCCATGGTGCTATTGTCCTGTAATTATATAAAAATACACGATAAAAAAATACTAGATTTTGATAGCACATTTATTGCTTCGATCTTTTCAACATCCGCAGCTTCGCTTGGATTAAAAGGAATAGGTGGTGGCAGATTAAATGGAAACGGAAACGGAAACAAAAAAACATGAAGAAATTAATTCTTCTCTTAGCATTGTTATCACCCACAATAGCAAGAGCTAATACCGTCACTCCTCAGTTCACTACAGGGAATATGACGAGTAATACAGTCACAACTCAGACTATAAAAGAGGTAACAAAAAAGGAAGTTATGGGAGCTGCTGTAAAAACTTGGTCAGGTACTAACGTAACTGCGTCAGGAAATATTACTGCTGCTGATACAACTTTTACAGTCAAGGATGACACCAAAGCTTGGCAGTTGGAAACAACTACTAGAGCTGCTGGAATTATAGAAAAATGGGATATAACCACCGACTATACAATAAACTCCACTACAAATTCCTTCTCTGTCTTCTCACAATAGGCAGTCCGGTATTTGCTGAAGGAGACACCAATAATAATAGTAACCCCGTGGCAGCAGCCACCGGAAACGTTACAAATCAAGCCGTACAATTCAGTAATAATGGTGCTCCTTCGAGACAGCAGTTCAGCACTGGAAACTCGTGCAATGGAAGCACTATGACATTTAGTCCATTTTATATGGGCAATGATACACAACCTGAAACTGAAGACGGCTATGTCATATCAGAAAACTGGGGGTTCCAAATTAATTTTATGGTCCCTTTAAATAGAGAATTGACTGAACAATGTCAACGCATAGGTGCGTTACATGAACGGAATATGAAACTATCTCAAGAAATGACAAGAGCACTTAAATGTGCCGAATTGCATCGGAAAGGTTTCACCTTTCGACCCCTGACGGATGGCGCAAAATTATGCCAAGACGTCATACCTATCCAATTATCTAAAGAAGAATAATGTTAGCACTAGCAAAACCATTCGTACTTTCTGCATTAAGAAGTCCAAAATTTAAAGTATTTGTTATAGACCTACTACAAAAGTTAGTTGAACAGTCAGATAACGAGCTTGATGATAAAGCACTAGCAATAGTTAAAAAAGGTTTAGGAGTCTAAAAACGATGGGCAGAAAATATCAAGTAACTAATACAAAAACAGGTGGAGCAATAAAAGTCTTCAACTCTTATGATTCTGCTGAAAAGTTTTTAAATAAATATGGTAAAGGTGACGATCAACGTCATTATTACTCTATTGACATGGTTAAAGCCAATAAGAAAAATAAGCTAAAAATCAAAAAAGCTTAGGGTACAAACATACCCAGAGAAAATTACAAGCCCCTTACAGGCGATTCTGAAGGGGCATTTTTTATGAAAAATGGCAAAAAAAGCAACTGAAGAGCAATTTAATGAACTCCACCAGTTGGTCACATCAGAATTTCTAGAAAGAGTAAAAAGCGGTAACGCTACTACTCAAGATTTAAAAGCAGCCTGTGATTGGCTAAAGACAAACGATATATCAGGTGTTGCCTATGACGGTAGCCCATTATCCAAGTTGGCAAACTTACTGCCAGAAGTAGATCCAGATTTAGTAAAGGCGAAACTGTATGGCAAGTCAAAAAACTTATGAATCGAATAGGAAGAAGAATCGACCTAAATACGCTAATGGTAATTATAAAGACCAACAAAAAGCATATAACAAAACAAAGAAGGGGTTAGAACTACGTGTCAATGCGAATGCTATCAACCGAGCCAAAGGTACTTATGGCAATGGTGATGGGAAAGACGTTGCCCACAAACCGGGCAAACAAGGAAGCAAAAATCCAAAAGATGCAACCTTGCAATCACCATCTCGAAACAGAAAAAGCAGACTCAAAATACGTAAAGCATGACCCCTCTACTACCTAGTCCAAAACATTATTTATACAACTTAATAACCATGACAAGTCCTGACGCTAAAAAGCTCTGGAGAAGAGCTATTAAAGAGCACTTCAACTGTACATGTGTTTATTGCGGAGAAACTTATGAAATCACAGAACTCACACTCGACCACGTCAAACCTTTATGCAGAGGTGGAGAGACTCTTACGAAAAATATCGTATGTGCCTGTAAAAAGTGCAATCAAGACAAAGGTAGTAGAAACTGGCTCCACTGGATGAGAGCTAAATTCGGACATAGTCCACACAGAGAAAAAACAATAAGCGACCACCTCGCTGCATAGATAATTATCCGCCCCGCAAGGGGCTTTTTTAATGACAATTAATGGAAATGGTGTCAATGGTGTCAATGGTGTCAATGGCATCAATGGCTTTATAGACGAAGACGGATTTACCAAACTATCATGGGAAGATTATAGAAAAAAAGCTAAGAAAATCTGGGATAATATTCCATTTGGTGAATCAAAAAAAGCTGTAGTTGAAAAAGCTCTAGGTTTAGGACGGTGGCCGGATAAAGACGGTAATCTTATTGAATACGAGCTTAACTCTACAAAATCAAATAAAGATGGTTTCCAAAGAAAAAAGAAATCAACAAGAAACGCCAACCAGACACAAACTCGAATAAATAGAGCTGAAAACGAAAAGTTTACTGACATTACTTCACAAGAAGCAGCTAAAGAATGGAAAAAGAAAAATATTACTGACTGGAATAATAAAAATAATCCAACAGGTCAAAAACTTGTAAAAGGTACTGAGGATTACAACAAGTATTTTAGAAGGTATGAACACAGAATAAAAGTAGCTGACCCGTTTTGGAAAGGTGAAACTGGACTAGATTATATGTCTGGTGACCCTGAGAACCTTACTTGGACAACTAAAGCTGAATGGGATCTTAAAGATGCTGGAGAAATGAAGCATGGTAAAGATTTCATATTTGATATAGATCAATATGACGGAGAAGTTGTCTATACACAGAGGAAAGGTTTTAAACCACATGATGCTAAATTCAAATCATTTACAGGTCACGTAACAGAAACTATTAATACAGCTAAGAAGATTAAAGGTGTTACTAAAGGTGCAAAACTAGCTGGAAAAGCAATACCATATGTCGGACTTGGAATAGCTGGAGCAGGATTTACTGGTCAAGTTAAAGCTGCCACACAAGACGGAGGTGTAAAGAACTATGCCAAACTAGGTTTGAGAACTGTAGACCTAGGATTAGAAGTACTTGATACCTTTACTATGGGCTTATCTACACCTGTTACCCTTACAGCTCAAGCTGGTCTTATGGCAGTAGAAGATTATATCGATAATGGTCCCGCTAAGATCTCTACAATCGGCAGGACAAGACGTTAACACCTATTTATACACATTCGTATATGAATGAACATTTAACCGCCTTACAGGGCGATTTCAAGCTGTTTCTGCAAGCTTTGTGGAATCAGCTAGATCTCCCTTCTCCAACGAGGGCACAATATGCAATTGCAGATTACTTGCAGAGTGGTCCCAAGCGACTACAAATACAGGCGTTTCGAGGAGTTGGTAAGAGCTGGATTACTGGTGCTTTTGTTTTATGGACTCTATTTAATAACGCCGAAAAAAAGATAATGATTATTTCTGCTTCTAAAGAGAGAGCAGACAACATGAGTATCTTTCTACAAAAACTAATTATAGAAACACCATGGCTAAGTCACCTACAACCAAAGAGCGACGACAGCAGATGGTCAAGAATTTCCTTCGACGTAAACTGCTCTCCTCATCAAGCACCATCAGTCAAAAGTGTTGGTATTACTGGTCAGTTAACGGGAAGCAGAGCCGACCTGATGATTCTGGACGACATAGAGGTTCCCGGGAACAGCATGACGGAGCTAATGCGTGAAAAGCTTCTTCAACTTTGTACCGAAGCCGAGTCAATCCTTACGCCGAAAGACGATAGCCGTATTATGTATCTCGGGACTCCTCAGACTACTTTTACTGTTTATCGTAAGTTGGCAGAGCGGGCTTATCGACCATTTGTTTGGCCGGCAAGATACCCCAAAAACGTTACACCATACGAAGGATTAATAGCACCACAATTACAAGAAGATATAGATGAAGGAGCAGAAGCAGGGCAACCTACAGACCCAGACAGATTTGATAACGAAGATTTACTGGAAAGAGAGTCAGCAATGGGACGAAGCAACTTCATGCTCCAGTTCCAGCTTGACACATCCCTTAGTGATGCTGAGAAGTTTCCTCTTAAGATGTCTGACCTTGTTATTACCAGTGTTAATCCTACTGAAGCACCCGATAATGTCATCTGGTGTTCAGACCCAAGGAATGTCCTTAAGGATTTGCCAACAGTTGGACTCCCGGGAGATTATTTCTACTCACCTATGCAATTACAAGGAGAGTGGACTCCATATCAAGAAACAATTTGCGCCGTCGATCCCTCCGGTAGAGGTTCCGATGAAACAGCCGCCTGCTATATCTCCCAGAAGAACGGCTTTTTATACTTACATGAGGTGCGTGCCTACAGAGATGGGTATTCAGATTCGACCTTGCTCGATATTTTAAGAGGTTGTAAAAAATACAACGCTACCACCTTAGTTGTAGAAACTAACTTTGGAGATGGAATAGTAAGTGAATTATTTAAAAAACATATTCAACAAACAAAACAGCGAATTTTTATTGATGAAGTTCGAGCGAATGTTAGGAAAGAGGACAGGATCATTGATAGTCTTGAACCTGTGCTTAACCAACATCGCCTTATTGTTAATAGGGATGTCATTGATTGGGACTACAAAAGTAACCCAGACATTGCACCAGAACAACGTCTCCTCTACATGCTCTTCTACCAAATGAGTCGTATGTGCAGGATGAAGTATGCAGTTAAACATGACGACAGATTAGACTGTCTCGCTATGGGAGTTAAATACTTTACTGACGCTTTATCAATATCAGCACAAGAACAGATCAACCTACGTAAACAAGAAGAATGGTTAGACATACTAGAAGGATTTATCGATGACCCTCAAGCTATGACCAACCATCTAGTGATGGGAATGGATGTTCAACAAAGACAACAAGCTAGAGGTAAGACTAACGGAAAGTCAGCCCCCACTTGGTTTTAGGGGGGTACCCTGATCTATACAGGGGAAGGGTGGACCCTTGTAATTGGGAGCTTCGGCTCCCTTTTTACTAAATATCCGTGAAAGATATTCCTTTAAAACACATACTCCCACCTACCTCTATCAGTAATAACACTATATATGCCTAAACTTAAACTGGAGAGATTTAGAAAGCTATACAAGAGTCTAAAGACTCCTTGGAAACCACTCAATTGGCTTATACTTGGTTACTTGATTGGCATAGAAGATAGATATATCAATATTAAAGCTGCACATACAGTTGATACAGCTGTACGTAAGTTCAATAGAGAAAACCCTGATTCAGTTAAGAAACCTGAAATAAAAATGAAAAAAACTTTAACTGGTTGGGAAATGTCGATAGGAGATGTAGATGATGACTAACATCGGACTTGAAATCATCTTCTGGACTGTTTTAACCCTGTATTTACTCACCCGTATAGGACTTTTTAAATGAAAATATTCCTAGATTCGGCTATTACCACCGATATAGAAGATAGGATGCCTACTGAAATAATAGATGGTGTAACAACAAACCCAACTCTTATAAAGAAAAGTGGCGAAGACCCTGATGTGGTCTATAAAGAATTGTATGACATGCGTGTTAAAGACCTTAGTATTGAGGTTAGAGGAGACACTGCACAGGAATTAACGGCTAACGGTATAATGTATGGTCGAAGATTTGGCGAAATAGCTACAATTAAGCTCCCTTGTACTGTTGAAGGTATAAAAGCTTGTAAAAAACTAAGAATACTTGGTTATAAGACTAATATGACTTTAGTATTTAGTGTTAGCCAAGCAATACTGTGTTCTTTAGCTGGAGCAACGTATGTTTCGCCATTTGTAGGTCGTTTAGACCAGATTGGTGAGGATGGTATTGAATTAATCCGGGATATTGCAAAAGTATTCTGTATTCATCAAAGTAAAACACAAATATTAGCAGCTTCGATACGATCTCCTAAACAAGCAGAGGATTCTTTCTTAGCTGGTGCTCATATATGTACTTTGCCAGTTAAAGTATTCGATTTAATGTATCGTCATCATTTAACAGATGAAGGTCTTAAGCAATTCGCCTTAGATTTTGGCGCAAATGTCTGAAGTCGTATAACGGGTATACAGGGCGCGGAAAACCCCCATAGGGGGGTCGGCAAATCGTCCGGCGGATCTATGATCCGGTGAACTTCCCTGCTATCACTGGGTTTTGCTGGGCAATACACGCGCGATCAATTAACGCGCCCGCCCGCGGGAACAATTAACGCAGGCGCACACGCGATCAATTAACGCAGGCGAGCATACGCGGGCGCGGTTTATTTGTCTCTCGCTCTCTCGCGATCTGTTGCCGTATCGTTAGACTCAAATTGAGATTGATTGGCATCACTGCTGTTTGGTACTGCTTGTGACACTAATCTTACTGTCCACCGTTGATAACCGATACACCATGGTATAATGAGACAGAGATAGTTTGTTTTACGTTTACTTTATTGATCTCTCCCTTTAGGGTGAGAGAGATAAATAAACTAAACGACAAACTACTCTCAACAGAAATTTCAACTACAACAATCCAGAGCCGAGACCGAGACGTAAAGTCTCGTAAGAGCAGTGCCCCTTCAGCTCGATGCTCGGACCAACCTTGATAAGTTGGCGACCTGTAACAAGGGATTTGGGTAAATGCACCGCAGAGAACATCCTGCACCGCAGTTCATAACAAGTGCTAATCGATACACCTTAGTACCTTTAGGTACTAGATAGCGTGTAGACCATGTGATGTGGTGCCCCTTCAGCATCACATGAACGGTGCAAATCCGTTGCTATCACTTGGATATTTATATCCAAATTGTTAATTTAATTCGGAGAATTATTATGTTTGGTTACAC